TGGAGTTCAGACGTGTGCTCTTCCGATCTCTCGTGCATGACTGCGCGCCCGCGCTGGCCGCCGGTCTGCTTGAGATATCGAGCGTGTCGTGCGCGCTCGTCGCGCCGGGTCTCAGCCTCAGCGGTGTAGTTGCGCGGGCTCATGCTTCGACCTTCGCTCCAGCCAGTGGCGCCAGCTTGCGAGCCCACGCCAGCGCGAGCCCGTGGAACGGGTACGGGCCCGAGTAGTCGCGGCCATCCAGCCGTACAACCCAATCCCCGCGCCGAGTCTGCTCGATTGTTAGTGTGCTGCCTGTCATTCGGAATCAACCTCCGAGTGGCCGGGCCTCAGGCGGGTGCAACCGCGCTGGGGCCGCTTTATGTCATGCCCGAGTGGGCAAGCCTAGGGCCGGAATCGAACCGGCCCGCGCTCCAAGCCTAGGCGGGGCAGCCGTTATTCTTCGCTTCCCATTCACGCTCGAGCCGCTCAAACACGGCTACGCGCTCGCGGCCGACGCGGCGAATCATCTCGACCGTGATCCAGCGCCGGACTTCCGAGCAGTCTGTGATCCGTCCTGCCAATTCCTGTCGCCGGGCTTCGCGGTAGTCGCGGCGTAGCTGTCCAAGCGTGCGGCCTGCCAGCAGGTCTTCGATCTCTGCGATCTCATTAATCACGGAATCAACCTCCGAGAGTAGTAGCGCCGAGACTGTGCAAAGACTCGGCATTGACTGACGGTCAACACTCTATCGGCATGGTTGGCCTCATGTCAACCCCTGCGACCAAAATATCTTGCGAGCACGCTCGCGAGCCTGACCGATAGTCAAGCGTTTTCGGCTCTAGAATGCGCCCGAGCAGCCACGTCATCCCCATCTCTACTCTGGCAGTTCGAGTAGCGCGACGCTGGCGGGGCGGAGCGGCGAGACGAAAAGCGGCGACGAATCACGAATGTGAGGGGGCTGGGCGCCGAGCAATTGATGCCAGATTGCCCGGTCTAGAGCCAAGTATCGGCCCTGTCCTGGCACGCTCAGAGGTACATCGAGAGGTAGATCGTCCGTTCTTCCCATTGCAGAGCGGTCGATACCAGTCAGAGTGAATGGTGAACGTGTGCCTTGACTGATGGTCAAGGTCAATATCGGGCTCTAGAATGGGAAAAGGCAGGGACAGGGCCCCCGCCACCCCCTCCCGGCATCCCCCCGGTCCGCCAAATGAATACTTCCCCCGCCTCACACACGCTGTTCAACTCCCTGTCACCCGTTTGCACCCCGCTTGCAACCCGCCTACGACCGTCCTGACGCCGTTCTGTCACCCCATCGGGTTACGGTTGTCACCCATGCCCCAGTTCTCCATCAGATTCAGCGATGCAGAGCACGAACGCTTGAAGGCAGACGCCCAAGCCGCCGGTGTCAAGGTCAGCGAGTGGATCCGCTTCAAGACCGTCGGGCCGAGGGGCGTTCCGGTGGCGCACACAGACGAGCCGCGCGCAGCGCCGGCGGACGGCGAGCCGGCCTACGGGTCGCAGGGAATGCCGACGGTGCCCGAGCTTGCCGAGCGCGCCGGAGTCTCTAAGGCGAAGGCGCAGCTTTGGTTGGCCGAGGCCGGCGGCGATCGGGTGAAGTTGGACGAGCTGTCCGGGGTGGCCGAGCCCGAGCCGTGCCGCCACCCGACCGAAGCCTACGACTCGCAGACCGGGCAGTGTCGGGCCTGCGGAGAGGATGTGAGCTATGAGTGACGAGGAGCTTCTGGCGCGGGCCAAGGGTCTGTTTCGGATCCCGGGCCTGAAGGCGAATCGGATCCGGGAGGTCGACGGCGAGATCCAGGTCTTCTTTCCGAAGGCCGGGACTTGGCAGGACTCGGCGGGTCGGGTCTGCTCGGAGGCGCCCGAGCGGGCGGTCTTGAGCGAATCAGAGCGCCACGGCCAGTTTGCCGAGACTCGAGCGGCGCTTCGCAAGGCCCAAGTCAAAGCGGCGGGGTAGCGTTCGGCGAATCTGATCGGGCGGTGTGCGTTCGGCTATGAACCCGGAGCGGCCGTTCCCTTAAATGCCGACCCCCGACCGGGTGTAGGGAAGTAGGCAGCCGCCCGACAGAAGTGCGTCAGGCACGACGCCTAGCCTCCACGGCAACCTGAAAAGCAACCCCGGGCCAAACGCTCGGGAATGCCTATCGGGTCGTGGACAGCGGAAACGCTCGCGGCTTGATCGGAACGAAAGGCCAGGCAGCAATGCTCAAGCCAATCGCCGTGGCGGCCGTGTGCGCGGTCGCATTGTTAGGGGGTCGGGCCTCGGCTTCAGAGCCGGTTCCGCCCTCTCCGCCTCCAGTTGAGGTCGAAAAACCCGAAGTCCGGGTCTGCAACATCGGCAAGACCCGGGACTACATCAGGACGGTGTATGCCCGGCCCGAGGTCACGAAGAAAGCCCGGGACGAGATCAAGCGCCGGATTGCCTGCTCGCCGCCGAAAGCCAAGCGAGGGCTACGGAAGTACCGCAAGCGGGTCAAGGAGCGCCGGGACCGAGAGAGCAACTGGTGCGCCCCGAATCCACATCCAGCCGGCGGCGGGTGCTGGGTGATACCGCTGGCGTGTGTTCTCTCCGAGTCGGGCGGTCGATGGCACGCTCACAACCCGACCTCTCCCGCTCGCGGTCCTTACCAACTGCTCGGACACGGAGAGCCGTGGCCCGTGGATAGCTGGGAGGACGCGATGGAGCATCACCGGATCGCTCGCAGTCTCTACCGGGCTCGCGGGCTCGCTCCCTGGGTAGCGCCGGGGTGCTGATCTAGGCTACGTCCGCGTAGCGCACTAGAAGTCCGGGGCAGAGAGCGAATCTCTCCCTCCCCAGCACCAAAGCGGACCCGGGTCAGGGCCTCGGGTCCGCTTTCTGCGTCGGGTCTGTCGCGCTTCTGTCGCATACTGCCCGCGATGCCGACTGCGGCCCCGCGAAAGATCGAGCGTGTTCGAGAGCGATTGCGCGACGACATGCTGTTTCTCTCGCGCAACGCGCTGAAGATCGTCAACCAGCGCGGTGAACTCGTCCCGTTGGAGGCCAAGCCCGGGCAACTGAAGGTCGAGGCCGCGATCGAGCGCCAGCAGGCCGCCGGCAAGCCGCCGCGCGTCGTCGTGCTCAAGGCTCGCCGCACGGGTGTCTCGACATGGGTGCAAGGCCGACTCGTCAAGGACACGACGCAGAAGGAGAACCGCCGCGGGCGTGTGGTCGCCCACGACGACGACACCGGGCAAGAGCTGTTTCGGATCGGGCAGACGATGTACGACCACCTGCCGCCCGAGATCAAGCCGCCGATGAAGTACGGCAAGCACGGGCAAGAGATGGAGTTCGGCGAGCGATCCCGCTACTCGGCGCAGAAAACGGGCCCGGGCTACGGCTCCTCGCTCCGAGTCGACACCGCCAACGACCCCGAGGGCGGCCGCGGGCACAACATCCACTACCTGCACCTTTCAGAGCTTGCCTTCTGGAAGGGCGACCCGGCCAAGAAGATGACGGCCGTGGTCAACGCCGTGCCGGACCTCGTTGACACGCTGATCGTGATCGAGTCGACGGCCAACGGGCACAACCATTTCTACCGCGTGGTCGAGGCTGCGCGCAAAGGCGAATCGGACTTCGAGCTGGTGTTCATCGGCTGGCAGGAGGAACCGAGCTATGCGATGCCCTTCGCCTCCGAGACTGAGCGCGAGCGCTTCGAGCAGTCGATCGGGGAAGCGCCGTTCGGTGAGGCCGAGCCTGCGCTGATCGAGGCCGGTTGCACGCTCGAGCAGCTTCATTGGCGCCGCTGGGCTATCGCGAACAAGTGCGGCGGCTCGGTCGATACCTTCAAGCAGGAGTACCCGTCGAACCCCGACGAGGCGTTTCTCGCCACCGGAGAGCGCGTCTATGACCCGATCCTGGTGCAGAAGATCATCGAGCGCACCAAGGAGACGGACCCGCGAAACCCGCGCAAAGGCGAGGGCCCGATGCGTGGTTCGCTCGACTCCCAAGGCGATCGGTGCTTCATTCGCGGCGGTATCCGCCTGGAGGTGCCCGGCGATCCGATCTTCAAGCCGCTCTCTCCCGGTCGGCCGAACCCGTGGAAGGTTTGGGTTCCGCCCTTCAAGCCCGATCCCGAGAATCCCGAGGAAGCCGACAAGCCCGAGGGGCGCTACGTCGTGGCAGTCGATGTCTCGGGCGGCGAATCCGATGGCAAGGACGAGCCCTCCTGGCACTCGATCGTCGTGCTCGACCACCGAACCCGCGAGCAGGTTGCGGTCTATCGCTCCCGCGTCGACTTCGACGTGCTCGCCCGAGAGTGCTACTTGGCTGCACGCTGGTACAACGACGCCTGGCTTGCGATCGAGGTCACGGGCGGCTACGGGCGCCCGGTAGTGCGAATCTGCCGGCGTGACTTCGTGTACCCGTACCTCTACCGGCGCAAGTCCTACCAGCGCGCGGGCTTCGAGCGATCCGAGGACAAAGACGGCTGGGATACCAACCGAATCACGCGCCCGCTTCTGATCGAGCAAGGGGTCAAGATCGTCCGCATGGGGATGGACGGGATTCGATCCGCTACAACTGCGTCGGAGATGCTGACCTTCGTTCGAGATGAGAAAGGCCGAATTGGGCCGGACACCGGCGCCCACGACGACGAGCTGATGGCTTGGCAGATCGGGCAGTTCGTCTGCCAAGAGATGCCGCTTCGCCGCGACCGGCGCTCGTCCACGGGCCGAGTCTTGACGACCTACACGACGCGCCCGCGCAACCCGAGGACGGGGTACTGATGGGCCTTGAGCTGTGGATACCGCCCTCCGCGCGCCCGAAGTACAAGTGCGAGACATGCCAAAAGCCCTTCTACGAGGGCGAGGAGCGGGCGTGGGCTGCGCACTGTAAGCGCTGCTTCGAGGACCACAAGGACGCCTTCGACGCCGAACACCAAGGCTTGCGCGACTTCGACTCGATGCAGGGCAAGGCCGACATCGAGTACGAGGATTGGGTGAAAAGGCACGGCCGCGTCAGATAGGCGTCGTGTCTGTCGGCCCTGCAAATATGCGGGCCGTGAAGCGGACCTGGGAAATACCCGTGATCGTGCAGGAGACGATCGAGGGCCAAGACGGCGAGCCGGTCGTCATCGAGACGCTCAACGAGGGCTGGGCCGAGAACCTTCAGTCCGACCTCGACGCCGCGATCGTCTACCTCGACCGCTTCGGTGGTGCGCTTGCCGTCACGGCCGACCGAGAGGTGACGGGCAAGCAGGTCACAACCGATCAGCCTGAGTTTCGCACCCGCCGCTTCGTGTTGCGCTACGAGTCCTCGAGTGTCGAGGCGCGCAAGTCGGCGGAGCGCGAGGAGATCGAGCGCAAGGCTCGTGAGGAGCGCGAGGCCGAAAGAGAGCCGGTCGGCGCCGAGTCAAGCGAGTAGCCCGTGTCGATCGACCAACCCGACGAGCAACGCTCGCTCGTTGAGAAGGTCCGACAGGACTTCCACTTCGCCGAGCAGTTCCAAAAGCCGTTCCTCGACAAGTGCGAGCACTACTACTCGCTCTATCGCAATGTCTCGGACTTCCGAACGACGCTGACCCAGGCCCGCGGCGACGATGCCGCAGCGGTTCGCCGAGACGGGCAAAACACTTTCGGCGCGGACCTGTTCATCCCGTATGCCTTCTGGACGGTCGAGACGGTACTGCCTCGGCTTCTGTCCAACGACCCGACCGTGAACATTCTGCCTCGGGGCGCGAAAACGTCGGCCGAGAACGTCGAGAACATGAAGTTTCTGATCGACGCGCAGAACGAGCGCATGAAGCTCGGGCTTCGGTTGCACCCGATCGCCAAGAACGGCCTGCTGTACGGGCTCGGCGTCGGCAAGGTGTTCTGGAACCTCGACAAGCGCACCGGCCAGCGGCTCACGCAGACAGAACTCGGCGGCTGGGTGCCCGAGGAAGGCGAGGAGATTCGCTACGACGACCCGATGGTCGAGGCCGTGGCTCCGTGGGACTTCCTGTGGGACCCGTATGCCTCCTCGCTTGACGACTGCGAGTTCGTGATTCAACGCTCCTGGCGCTCGTTTGCCTACGTGAAACGCATGGTCGAGCAGGAGGTGTGGGATCTCGTCACGCCCGACCAGCTCTCCGACCTCGAAAGCCTCGGCCCGGTCAGCCGCTACGAGGAGGTTCGCTTCGACCACACGCTGCCCGACGGCATGAAGCCCTCCGAGTCTCGCGGGCTGCACGAGGTTTGGGAGTGGCACAACGGTGGGAAGGTCTGCACGGTGTTGGACGGCACGGTTGCGGTCAAATCGCGGCCGAACTACTGGCACGGCGAGCTTCCGTTTGCGACCTACCGGCCGACCGTGCTCTCGCACGAGTTCGTCGGCATCGGCGAGATCGAGCCGATCGAGGACCTCCAGCACGAGATGAACACCCTGCGAGCGCAGCGCCGGGATAACGCAACGCTCGTCTTGCAGAAGGTCATTGCCTACGCCGAGGGCATCATCGACCCCGACGACATCCGCATCCAGCCCGGCGGCCTGATCCCGCTACCCGGCGACCCGCGCGAGCTGCTTATGCCGATCGAGTTCGGAACGATCCCGAACTCGGGCTACCAAGAGGCTGACGAGATTCGCTCCGACATCGAGCGCACGTCGGGCCTCTCCGATTCGGTCGTCGGCAAGGAGTCCCGTGGCGATACGACCGCGACCGAGGTTCAGCTCGTCCAGTCGGCGGCCAACGTGCGGATTCAGCAAAAGACCAAGCTGCTCGAGGTCGAGACGATCACGCGGATTGGCAACCACGAGATCGCGCTGAACCAGCAGAAGGTCGTCACCGAGAAAGACGTTCGTGTGGTTGAGCCGCCCAAGCCAGGCACGCTCGGGCCTCGGTGGAGCTGGCGCACGCTCGGCCCGGGCGAGCTCGCCGGTCAGATGGAATGCGTTGCACCCGGAGGCGCGACTGCACCGGACAACGTTCCGCAGATGCGAAACGACGTGACGCTCTGGCAGAGCCAGATGGAAAACCCGCACCTCGACCAGCGCCAGGTCACTCGCAAGATCATCGAGAACTTGGGCGAAGATCCCGACGTCTACATGGGTCCGAACATCGTTCCGCTGCCGTTCTTGGAGCACTTGGCCGGCTCGGGTGTGCCGCCGCAGCTTTTGCAGGAGGCGATGCAGGTCGCAGAGGCCCAGCCCGCCGCCGGGGATGCGCCTCCCGCTTTGCCGCCACCCGAGCAACCGCCAGCCGAACCCGACCCCGCGCAACTCGCTATCGCTCAGTCGATGCAGGAGAACACGCAGGCGATGCGCGAGTTGATCGGTGTCATGGCCGGGCAAGGGCCGCCGCAGCTGAACGTCGCACCAGCGCCCGTCAACGTCGCGCCGCCAGTCGTGAACGTCAACACGGCATCCGACGAGGAGCGTGCGGCCGAGGCCGAGGCCGAGCAGGCGCGTCATGCCGAGTTGCTTGCTGCTGTTGGTTCAGTCGGCGAGCAGATGGCAAACGTGCAACCGCCGGTCGTGAACGTGCCCGAGATTCCGCCGCCGACGGTGCAGCTTCCCGAGGAGGACCGGCCGCGCGGTTTCAACGTGTACGACAAGAAGGGCAACCTGATCCGCCGGATCGAGGTTGACGACAACGAACTTGAGGAGACTCAGTAATGGCGCAGATCGAAGTCCTGCCAGTGAAAGACAAGTGGGCGTGGCAACGTCGAGGCGATGACGGCAAGGTCGAGGGCAAGCCAAAGGTCTTTGACACGCGAGCGCAGTCGATCGTGGCTGCGCGTGAGGCGGCTGGCGAGGAGCGCGAAACGCTCTACAACAACGATGGCGATCCCGTGGCAGAGCGCCGAGTCTCGGGCGAACGTGTCGTGTTGCTGCGCGAAGACGGCTCCGAGTACGGCCAGCTGGCGGCGCCTCGTGTTTCAGACAAACCGCAGCTCGTCACGCTCCCGGTTGCAGCCGAGGCGGACGAGGCTGGCGATCTTGATGGAGGTAAGGAGTAATGGCAGCAGAAACGTTCACGTTCACGATCTCGAAGGGCCGCGCGGTCGAGTTCTACTACCGAGCGGAGAACAACGACCCGGCGAACTCTGCGCTGGTTGTTATCCCGATGGCAACGCTCGGGTCGGAGGCGCAGGGGCAGACGCTCGATTCCCTTGCGGCGGTGGAGTCAGATGGCAATTTCTCGGAGCAGACAGGTGGAGGCTGGGGGCGGACCGTGTTGGAGTCCTCGCAGTTGGCGTCCTTCCCGTCACCGGATGACTCCAACCATAGGTACGCAATCCAGGTGCCTGAGATCGTCCACGCAACGCCAGATACGAGCAACGACCTCCAAGGTTTCTTGATCGGCTTCGACTACGACACGACGGCAGGAACGGACTCGAACATTCTCCCGGTCACGGCCCATGCGGTCACGGTCACGGCAAACGATGTGGATGTCGTGATAAACGTCGGAGACTTCTTCAGGGCGTCGTAGTGTGCCCCAGCCCCGCACACCGCTAGAGAACCCGACTCCACAAGAGCGGGCGATCATCAACGGCTGGCCCGACAACGTAACGGCCCAGCAGGCTCTGCAACGAGGCACGGCTCCCATCGACTTCTGTTTCTACCGTCAAGGTAGAGGGCGGGACTCAAACGCTCCTGACCACCCCGATCTACCGAATCAGTAATGGCTCGGCTGTTCTCGGGTGCGTTCACATGGCAAAGCCCCACCGCTGATGGGTATTCCACTGGTGCATCTGCTTATGAGACAACCCGCGTTCCAAGGGCGGGTTTAGTAGCAGAGCAGTTCGCGGCTTTCGGAGAAAGCTCCCGATCCTTCTCTGGTGCGCTTGGGACCACCTATTACTTAGCGACTCTGCTTGACACAGAAACGCTTCAGAGCGGCAGCCTCGCGGATTGCCGTGTTCTGAGTTTTATTGATCGGGCGCGGGTTCGGATCACCGATGCCGGTGTATTGCAACTTGTCAACGGGGGCTCGGGGGCACAGGTTGGCTCGGACGGTCCCACGATTTCCCTTGACGCCCCGTTGTTGTTGGAGCTTGCTGTTCAGATCAACTCTGGTGCGGGCGACGACTATGCAGAAGCAAGAGTTAATGGAGTGTCGTTTGCCTCGGACAATGCGCTGACGATTTCGACCATTGCGCCGTCCTCGTTTTCCTGGGGAATGTCGGAAACACTCGGAACCCCGGGCGAGATGTACCACTCCTGCATCACGCTCAACGATGACACTGGGGCAGCAGAGAACTCTTGGCCGGGACTCCAGTACCACCGTGTGGCATTGTGGACTGCCGACGTAGACCTGGGAGCGCTTGACAGGTGGGCCGGAGGGGCGGGCGGTACCACGGATATTGGGGCGGCTACTAGAGATGTTGTCTCAACCCCCGGGCTGGCCGCTGGCTCGATGACGGATGCCTCTCAGATCGCCAACATCACCGCCACCAACACCGATGACTACACCGGAGATTTCGAGTCTTACTCGGATATTGGGGTAGGAGCCAACGACACCGTTAAAGCCGTCCAGCAGGTAGTTGTCACCGGATCGAACAACACCACCGACACAAGATCGGAAGAGCACACGTCTGAACTCCAGTCACCGATGTATCTCGTATGCCGTCTTCTGCTTGAAAAAAAAAA